GCGTTTTCAATGAAGCGCAATGCTTCTTCGTCAACAGAGGACGCACCTTTAGCAGTCTGCTTGTGGGACTTTAGACCAAGACCACCGTCTGCTTTGCTTTTAAATAAGAACTCTTGCTTACTCTTGTTGCTATCGGGGTTGAATCCTAGGGGGGTGAACTGGGACATCTCATTTAAGAGATCGCGCATGCGACCATCTAGTTCCCGACCAAGGACAACCATGGCACTTTTTTTGACAGGAATACCAATGTCTTCCATGTCCATAATGACACGGAGTACAACCATGTCTTGATCAAGGGCGTTCCGTAGACCTTCTTTGTTCTTGATCTTGTTCCACAGTCGCTTGTAAAGCATCCATGTCCAGCGGACATCTAGGTGGACATATTTGGTAGCCGATGAGAACGCCACGGTATTGATGATCTTGCCGAGTTTGCCCTCTTTGTAATAGGCGTCGTGCCCGTCATAATTGTGGGCGATTAAATCTGTCAGGCTGTAGCCACGGAGATTCTCATTCACGATGTGTTGCATGAGCATCGTGTCCATAAATCCTGACAAAGGTAACTCAACATTTAGATACTTGCGAATAGAGCGGGCGTCAAACTTGACATTGTGACCCACCTTGATGATATTTGGGTCAGAGAATAAGGGTTCTAATGCTGTAAACACATCAGAACGAGATAGTTGTTCGGGTGGTGCGCTGAATACAGCGGGGATGCGGTAACGAATCTTTGCCTCGGACTCAGTCCCATCCTTTTTTAGTTTGCGGTAGCCAGTAGGGGGAACGGTTGAACCGTCGCCAACTTCTTCGGGGACAATGATCTCACCGCATAAATGTCCCATTGGTATAGCCCAGGAATGACCATCGGTGGCTATACCAATCCAAAAGACTTCGTTACGCAAGGGATCAAGGGCGATGATACCTCGCCACTTTTCCATCAGTCGTTCTTGCGTGGCTTCTCTAACCGCTGGGGAAGTAGTCACCATGTCGGCTAGGTGTTGCTTGAGTTCAGTGTTAAATGCATTCATGGCGTCAGCATGACGCTCAACTATCCCGCGTGTCTCCACATCAAATGCAAAAGCACCTACGCTTTGCACGATCTTAATGATCTCATGAATTTCTTCAATCGTAGAAACAACAAGGGGAGGGGCTATTAGACCCCTCCCCTCGCTACGAATATCTACGCTCATTCTTCAGACGAAATGGCGAGTAATTCTTTGCGGTTGGGAATCGGGATAATCTCTTCCGTATAAGCACTCCGAAGAAACTTGCCTAATTCATCATCGCTCAAGTCCTGAACGCCCCATTCCTCTTCAAGGTCACGAGCCTTTACCAACTGATGGTTGGTAGCGGTGGTCGCACCCTTGCCTGAGCGTGAAACCGCCCAGTAGTGCTTGGGGAGAGGTCCTTGGCGAGGATCATCATTGAAGTTCTTCAACTGGTCAATGACGCGTGAGCCAACTTCGTATGAGCGAAGTACAGGTTCTTCACCTTGAGTCAACAGGACCACATTGAATGCGAACTTGTTGCTGGGCTTGTTACCTGATTCGCACAATGGGCATCCACGATCATCAATATTGGCGATGCAAGTGAATGACTTCTGACCAGTGCGCTCCATCCAGTGTTGGCGATAGGCGGCGTATGGTGCGGCTTCAAGGAACTTGATAATGATTGGCTCTTCAGCAATCTTGAGGCGCTGTGCGTATGACGAGTCGGTAACGCTTGACTTCAACTGGGAGACGCCTTCCCAACCACCGCGAATTACTTTGCGGGGTGCGGGTTCCGCTTTTGCGGGCTTACGCACGGGGGCATCGTCGTCGTCATCGTCATCCTCAATGGCTCGTGACTTTCGTGGGGCTTCATATGCGACTTCGTCTTTTTCAAAAGCGTCGTCGTCATCATCGTATCTGGGCATGATTTTTCTTTCTCGTGTGTGTTTGTGTTTGTTGGTTACTTGTCAGGCGCCTATTGGCGACCGATAAGTTCTTGGTGACCGAGCATATCTTGCGATTTGCTGTTCGGCGCGTTTTTCTTAATAATTTCCCAAGTCACTTGGGCCAATTAGTTATTGCGTAATGTCTAAAGTCATTCCAGTGCTTGGAGTTTCTGTCGTCCAAGTTGAAGCGCTGTATACAGTCTTTCAGGAATTCTACTTGCTTGCGAGTATACAGGCGACGACCCTTGGGTACTTTGTTTGGTAACTGAGATTTCCGAGGTGCGGATGTCCTGTAGTTGGTCTTTGGTATCCACCCTTGATGCTCCCACATTCTTAGTGTACTTGCTGATCGGTTGATTGCTTTTCCTGCTTCGCCAATTGTGAACATTTCTACATCTACGCCATTAATGCGATAATTCTTAGATTGTGCGCCATTAATAGTATTGACTGCAATTGGTTTGTTTTTACCTCTATTTTTAGGTGGGCGGGAACCAGGCCAGTCAGGCAATCCTCCCATTAGTTCAATTGGGTCAATCCCCATTTTAATCCTCGTAATTAGAAATGTTTAGTCCTCGTAATTAGAAATATCATCAGCCAAATTATCACACCATTTGACTAATCGTTCCTGCTCATCTAGTGAAACACCAGTATCAGGATCGCATAACGCAATGGCTAGGTCTTCAGTGGGACATACAGAGATTACTCGTAAAAGACTAACGATGGCATCCATTGTTAGGATGAACTCGGAGTCTCCTTCGCGGGCTTCTTGGTTGTCATTATGAACGGGACGACGCCACCAGTGTGTCGGGAACACAGAGGTGGTCCGTTCGTTGGGATCATCGTCTCCAGTAGAGAGCCACATTTCGGACATTCCCATCTCCCGGGAGGTACTTGATCGGTTGTTGACTTAGACATGACTGCCTCCCTTTGTTTTAAGGTTATCATGTATTACTTTTTAGGTTCAATGACCTTAAAAGCCCACGATTCCTTTTCGGAGTACAGTTCCTGGATTTCTGATTGCAATTCGGGGTGTTCCCAAGCCACGGTAGCGAGGGCATCTTCATCCAACATCTGAACGGTGACGGATATCTGATCCCACAGGTCGTTCTTCTCAGCCCATTCGCGGGCTGACTCATGGTTCAAGGAAACTGAGACGCGACGCTCGCGCTTTAATTGAATACCACCCTTGGTCTCAATCCACTTGCTTCCCTTATGGTCGGCATACCCATCAGTGTCAACTAGCGCCGACAACTCTTTTTTCAATTCGTCGGTACGGGCAGTGGCTAAATCACTGAAGGTCTTTGACTTGAGGTATTCCTCGGTAAGCCTTTGGATGTAGTTGTCCTCAGACGGTGATGGTTCTTGTCTAATAATTTTGGGCATTTGGTCCTCCTGGGTTGATTTGTAAATATAGCGCGCAGATTACCAATTCGGCATTTGCGTTGAGTTTATTAATCCGAGTTCTATTTCATTATTGGTCATGTCACCAATGTCTTTGGCGGTAGTTCCCGAATAATCCCACCACCATACACCTTTGCGGAAGTATGGCAAGGATTTAAAGAACTTCTTTGATGATTGTTTTCCAGCATCATCGTTATCCATTGCGATGATTACCTTGTCAGCAACTGATGCTAAGAGACCGATCTGCTTAGAACTAACAGCCGCCCCAAAAGTCGCTAAGGCTTGTGGCTTGTCAAAGACACTGGCAAAGCGCACAACATCAAGTGGGGATTCCACCAAGATTGCTGTACCGCCCTTGAAGCGTTCAATGCCAAACAGGCTCTCAGATTTCTTGACACCAACTGGGAAGTTGCGAACCCAGTCCTTAGCCTTGGTCTGCCATCCCTGTAGGTCGCCAAACTGGTTAACGATAGGGATAATCCAAGCGGCTCGCTCCGTATCCCATCGGATACCATGACTTCGGGCTTGGTCGGGGTCAATTGCTCGCTTCCTGAGTTCTGTCTCGGGCGCGGCACCAAACTTTGAAAATGAAATCCAATCAACTTCGGGTTTCTTTTTAACAACTTCTACCTCAGAAGTAAGTCTTTCTAAGTTGCGGTCAATCAGAAAGTGATGGACAGCCATAATCGCATCTGGTTCTCCAGTTAATTCTGAGACCAGCATGCTCAATGTTCCGCGGGCACCGCATGAGAAACAAATCCATAGACCAGTCTCTGCACTCATGCTCCATGATGGGGAACCATCATCGCGTCCCGTGACGCGCTTATGCACGGGACAGCGTCCTGAGATTTCCTTGCCCTCGGCACGGCGAATATCTACGCCGAGTGATTTGAGGACATTCCCAAGATCAGTCAAATGCGTCTCCGACACCATAGCCATCCGCAGTCACCTCCGAGAAGTCCATGTTCTCCCAGTCCCACTTGATATGTACTTCACCTGTGGGTGCGGAACGAGCCGCGACTACGCGAATGATTGCTTGATCGTCTAAGTCAGGGTTACGCTCAACGCCGAGTACTAGGTCTGCGTCTTGCACGAACGACGATGAGTAACCAATTGCGTCGGTAGTAATTGCTCGCGTCTTCTTGTTACCAAGTTTCCAACCAAGAGCCTGCGTCGTTGCCACAACAGGAATGTCAAGTTTCTGAGACATACGCTTTAGACCACGGGTGATATTGGTTAATGCCTGCGGGCTTCCTTTGGCTTCACCTTCCTCATCGTCCATGAGATACACACCGTCAACGATCAATAAGTCAGGTGAGTACTCCTTGACCTTGCCCGTAAGGGCTGAGATAGTCGTGAGTGACGAGGTGTCTTCACTGAAGATAAACGGTTGCATGTTCTTGCGTTGCATGAGGGAGCGACGAATGCGTTCCATTTCTTTGTTATCTAACTCACCACGAAGAATCTTGTTGAATGGGGTCTTGGAGATGATTGCGTCGTAACGCGCTTCTTGTTCCTCAATGCTCATTTCAAACGAAACGAACATGGGAATCTTGCCATGGATGTGGCAAGAGTTAGCAATGATAAGAGCAAACAAAGACTTACCACGCTTTGGCTCACCCACGAATACAACGAACTGTTGCGGTCTGAGACCTGAAGTAATTCTGTCTAAACCAAAGAACCCTGTTGGGATACCGCGCAGGGAGTTTGGTGTGCTACGCATTTCTTCGTAGCGCATAACGCGAGTTTCCCAGTTTTGGATGATGTCAATATCCCGCATGCGGGACACTTCAACCGCGGCTGTTTGGATACCAACCGTCAGTGTGTCTAGGGCATCTTTGGTACGACCAACATTCAACAATGGCATTGTTGTTGAGATGACCTCAATCAAACGGTGCTGAGTATGCGCCTGAAAGATTTCCTCAATGAGTCGTGAGAATGTTTCAGCCTCGGCGTCATACAACTGGATGTCGGCGTACTGTGACTTGAATACACGCGCTGTTGGTACGGCATTGTGTTCTCGGTAAAAGCCCGTAAGCCAATGCCACACGCCCTGCCATGTATCTGAGAAGTGTTCTTCCTTGACTCCAGATTTTAACGGCGTTGCAATATCTGCTGTTTGGATGATCTTTGAAACTAGGAGATGTTCGGGGGACGACATGATTACCACGCTCTTTCGGAACCAAGCACTGTAGCGCGTATCCCAATGATTGCTTGCTGTTCTTGGGTGGCAACATAAATAACATGAATACTTCTGTTGAAGCGTAGGTCTTCTGCCAATGTTTCAATGTCAGGGTAAGCCTCTACCGAAGTAGAAACACCTTTGCGGATTAACCAATGCTCAATTTCGGGAACTGCCTCAACTGGCATGAGCGTGTAAATCAATGTGCCAATACCACGGCGGTTTACTGAATCAATTAGAGACTTCAGTGGTAGTTCGTTTGGCTTCATGGTGTTAACCAGTGTGGGCATGTCTTTGGCTTTTGATGCAAACCAGTTGCGTACTGACTTTGCACCTTTTGGGTAACTTGCTAAGACTCCCTCAAACAAAACTGCTTGCTGGATTGGTGCGTATGGGGCTAGGTCATTGCCCTGCATCAGGACACCGTGCTGATCGTCATGTCCTCTAGAACAGTTGCAACACGATCACCGTAGCGCCGAACAAATTCGGTTGGGGACAGGCATGTTGTAATGATTGTTTTACGAAGGTCCTCATTGCGTCGGCGCAATAAACTCCCGATTTCATGTTGTGAGAATTCAGTTGATCGTTCATCCCCAACTGCATCAAGCACGACAATGTCAAAAACACCCTTGAGGTACTTGACGATGTGTGGCATGGAGTACATCTCGGGAAGTTCGTTATCGTTGTCAAACTGGTCCTTGAGCATCTCAACATAGCGATCTGCCGTAATGAACCGACCTGAAGCAGATTTGTTTGTGAGGATGTCCCGCAAGATAGATACTGCGATTGGGGTCTTGCCAGCACCGCTTGGTCCATGCAAAAACAAACCGTTGGATTCACCGCTGATGAACTTAGCGATGGCGTTAAAGGTCTTGTCTGAAATCAGAGATTCTTCGTACTGGGCGTCTTTCCAACGCGGTGGGAAGTTGGCCCATGCAAGTCGCTCCTCAAGAGGTCGGTTCTGCCACCATCGTGCTGATTTCCATTCGGTCGGCGGTGCTGAGGTCATGTTGTGGTTCTCCTTGTGAGTTGATAATTAACTACGGCTTGCTTGAGTGATGGTGCTAACTCACGCAAGTTCTTGCGGGCAAGAATATCTTCGGGGATGGCAATCCCTGCGTCGGTCAAGATACTACGCACAGGAGCCAGTTCGTTGTCAAGCACTGTCGTGCAGTTTGTGATGAGGAAGGATGCTGACTGGATTAAAGTATCAAAAAACGAGATGTCTTCAAATGCCACTTCTGCGATACCCACCAGCAACTCGGGGTATCTGTACGCGACATCCATCCCTCGCCTCCAAATAATCTTTTGCATTTTTTGATTAATGTCTTCGTCCCATGGGAGATCGGAGCCATGCTGAAAATCGTCGGATACCCACCCCAGTATCGGGGAGTTCTGCGAGACCCCCGTCATTTTGGACATCATCCCTGTTTGGACTTCTCGGGAACAAAAGACTCGCCATGGCGCTGGGGATTCAATGTTCCGTGATAGGGCAAAGAATTCCTCGGTCATCTTGGTCAGGTCGGGGACCTTGACCCCAGCGTTGATTAGGCGCTTGATCTGAGCGCGGAATGCTGGGCGCTCCCCCGTGGGGGTTATCTTCCCACCAACCCTGCGGGCGGTGAGTTCAAAGTGGTCTAGGACTTGTGAGACTTCGCTGGTTGTTTTCTTCAGGGCGATGGTCTCATCCCATGGTCGGTCGTTGTCGGGGTCAGCACCAAAAGTGGGCATAGGTTCTCCTTGTTGTTTTTTCGGGCGAAGCCCACAAAGGAAAATGTCGTTAGACATTTTCCTTTGTACTATATCTAAAGTACTATCTATAGAGACGCGTTCCCCCTGCTCACAGCCTCGTGGGGGGTTCACTGGTGACCCCCCTGGTAGGTCACTGGTGACCCCCCCTTTGGGGGTAGGCAGGTCACTGGTGACCCCACCTTTGCGTAGGGCTAGGTCACTGGTGAACCCCCCTTTGGGCTTGCGGTAATTGACAATTATGCTCTTCCCACGGTTCGCTGAAAGTATGGTTGATGTTACTACTTTGTGTAACTCTAACCACTTAATTGATCGTTTAACCGTAGAAGGTGACAGTCCTGAGATTCCTGAGATGTCGTCAATTGTCATAATCGGATTGCCGTCAAAAGGGGTCAAGCGGATGATGCACATGAGGATATGGGAGTGGGTCGGATTGCCCTTTTTGGTGATCAAATCAATCGCCCATATTGGGACCGCGGCAAACGGTCCGTTAAGTTTTCTAGACATGGTGGCTCCTCGTGGTGTCGGAAAGCATACACAAGAAAAGGGGGAGAAGGTGTTGCGTACACTGATTTCTTTCTGTATGATCTAAACACCGAGTTGGTGGTTCTCCTCGGGTGTCGCTGATCTCCTTGCTCAGCGTGGTGGTTATGGATGGGGCGCTATAGTGTAGAGTTATGCTATAAGCGCCCCATTCCATACAAGGAGTCCACACATGGCGACAGCCCCAGCCCTTACCAAATCCCTCAAAACCCTGTTATCTGACACCGTCACTTTCTACTTCATGGCGCACGGATTTCACTGGAATGTTGAGGGTTCTGACTTCAGCCAGTACCACGGTCTCTTCGCAGAAATCTATGAAGATGCATATGCGATGATTGACCCAGTGGCTGAGAACATCCGCAAACTGGATGATTATGCGCCGTTCAATCTTCAGAAGTTTATTGATCTTCGGACACTTGAATTCAAAGAAGTAAGTCCGAATCCTAAGGCAATGTCAACGGCATTGTTGAAGGCTAACGAGGCGCTGATCACTCAGTTAAATGCCTCATTCAAAGAAGCAAACAAAGCCGACCAGCAGGGTATTGCAAACTTCTTATCCGAGAGGGTTGACAGTCAAATGAAATGGTCATGGCAACTACGAGCATCGGTTAAGTGAGGTAACCATCATGGTTGAAAAGAATAAATACACACGCAGTGGGGAAACCTTCTCGGGTTATAACAAGCCGAAGGCAACACCTGATCATCCCAGCAAATCACATGCGGTCCTTGCAAAGCAGGGAGAGACCGTCAAGTTGATTAGGTTTGGTGAGCAAGGCGCCGAGACAGCAGGAAAACCCAAAGAGGGAGAGTCTGAGCGTATGAAGGATAAGCGCGCATCGTTTAAGGCTCGCCACGGTAAGAATATTGCTAGGGGTAAGATGAGCGCGGCATATTGGGCCGACAAGGTGAAATGGTAATGGCTCCCCGTAAAGCAGAAAACCCAAAGAGAACAGCAAAGTATTACCGAGATCATCCTGAGGCTCGGGAGAAAAAGGCTGAGACAGATAAGAAATTTAACGCTAAGCCCGAACAGAAAGAGAAGCGCCGCGAACTCTCAGAAGAGCGACGCAAGCGTGGCATCATGGGTAAAGGCGGAGATGATCTGTCCCATACCAAAGATGGTAAATTAGTTAAGGAAGACCCATCTAAGAATCGCGCCCGTAACCGAGGAAAAAAGTAATCATGGCTGCTAAAAAGAAGGTATGGGAAACCAAAGACCCCACTAAGTCTGATAAGAAACTAACCCCCGATCAGAAGGCTAAGGCAAAAGCCGCCGCCAAGGCCGCAGGCCGGCCTTACCCTAATCTTGTTGACAATATGAATGCATCTAAGAAAAAAAGTGGTAAGTAGTGCCCGAATTAAATGCAAACATTCCTGTTATTGAATGTTTTGTCCGTGGTAACTATTTGCGCGATCAGCGTGATAGCCATGATCTCAAGTTTCCATGCATGATCTTTGGGGTAACTTCAATACAAGGAAGAAGCCCACTGTTTCATTTTCTTATGGAAGATGGTGGCGTGTGGTGGCGTATGCCAATTTCAGCCTTTTGTTCTCGTGAAGATTCTCCTGAGGTTGATATTCACGAACTTGTCCTTTGGAACTCTTTTTCGGCAAACATTGCTGTCACTGAATTTCAGGCTATGCGAAATATGCGTATGACATATGTTGCCCGTTCAGGAGAATTTGTCAACGGCAAATACCTTTTTACGCTTGATTGGCACTCTCCAGACGACAATGTGCTTAACGGTGGTTTTTCTTTGAACCCTGGTCAGCACAAATGTGGTCATGTCATTGAAAGAGATGACGGCAACTTTGCAATCCAACCAAACAACAGAGTGCGTTTGTTTGACCCGTCATTTACCACTAAAACTGGCACCCTTATTGAGCGTCTTGTGAATACAAGAAAATGGGATACCGAAGATGCTCACAAGTGGGTAACTTCTGATGATGACCGCTACGAATACGAAGTTAAAAAGAAGTGAATAGCAAAACACCCCCGCAAGGGGGTGTTTCTTATTGTGGCTACATTTGGATGTAACTGTGGCTACATTTTAAAATGAATGTACATTGTCATCTTCTGGTGCAATCATTTGTAGAGCGCCCAATATTTGTTCAACATGGGGAATATTTTCACTAGAAAACATGTAATGCGCCAATTCATACTCAGACCTGTGCACGGTGACCTTCAAAGCAGTTACTGGCAGTTTAGTTACTGGCTCAACCAAACCAATGTCATCAAGACCATTCATCAGGATACCAATGAGTTGTTCCTTGGTCGTAGTCTTCGTAATTTCAATACCAAGCAACTTAGCCTGACGACGCAATGAAGCAATTGGTTGTGACCGTAGTTCCGCTTCAGTGAATGCCCCTGACTCAGGAGCGGTTACTTCTGAGCCATACTTTTCATTAATGTCAGCAAGGACTTCCTCAAGTGCTTCTTCTCGTGCAGTCTTAACTGCTGGCACTTCAGGCGCTTCTTCAATTTCCTGAACATCAACGACATCAATTGGCGCAAGTGCATTTGTGAGGTCAAGCAAACGGATACCGCTGGCATGAGCCTTCAGCAATGTGTCTTCAGTTTCAGGAGCGTCATCCCACAAAACGAGCAATGACTTCTCACCCGCTAATCGTTGTACATAATTGAGTACTGCGGAGTTTGCATCCTCAGTATCTTCCCAATCCTTGGCATCTTTTAAGACTGAGCGCGGAATACGGTTACCGACCATGATGTACTCATGACCGAAGTCAATGATTGCGGTGTAGACGCGGTCAAGACTTTCGTCAGGCTTACCGCCGTACCATGGCAGGACAAAGATACTGTCATTGACCAGTTCGGACAATGAGTCTTCAATGATGTTGAGGCTGGCGTTACCTTTTCCGATAACACCAATAACTTTCTTGGTGGGCATGTTGTTCTCCTATTGGAAGGACTGGCGTATTGATGAGTCACCTACGAGAGTGATCAATCGCAACACCGAGTGAGTGGCACTGGCAATTGTAGCCATAGCCAACCCACTAAACACAACATCCTCGGAAGATATAAAGACAGAAATAATGATTCCCAGAATTGCCCCAGACAAAACAATGACCCAGCCATTCAGTTTCTTTGGCAATGCACTTGTAATAATATGGATAACTTTATAAACGGCTAAGCCGCCTATTAGTAATGTCACAATGTTGTTTCTCCTGTGTATCCTGGGATTCGGTTAAACCTCAGGTTAGCAAGAGCATAGGTTGTTTCAGTTACGGGAACCACATGTTCAATCATTCTTTTGGTTGCCTCAACTACACGACGATAATCTGCTGTGTAGTACGAAAGATTAGTATGGGCAGAACTTGCACCCCAACGGTAATCGGATGCCCCAGCAGTTGCTGTACCACCAATCCATCCACCATTATCACTGTTACCATCAAAGTATTCACCAGGAGATGATGGTTCAAGCAATGGGCGACGAACAACTAGTGGTGATGTTGCTGTAGCCGTGGCAGTGATTTCTACATGGTACAAATATGAATTACTTGGGTACCAAGGGTAGTTATCAACAAACTCTAATTTCCACCATTTACGCTTTGAAGTACCTGATATCGTTTTTTCAATATAAGGGGTTGTGGCTGAGGCTAGGGTAATTGAACCATCCAAGTTCTTTACACTTACTTGAACAATATTATTGTTGTAATCATCAATTGATAAGAAGTAATCAGTACCACTATTAATTGGGGTGTACTGCATAGCAGAACTCGTGTTATTTACATCTGTGGATAATGTGACAGATGCCGAAAGACTTGGTGTTGCGGTAAATTGTTTAGTTCCATTATCAACAGCGGATGTAACTGTACCAGAAGTAGTGCTTACTCTCCAATAAGCAGGTGTACTTGTTGCCTGTACTGCAGTACTTGGAGAGGCGACTGCGAATTGAGGATCACGGAAAAGATTTAATCTACGCGAGTATACATCTATGTAATAAGGGTATTTATTTAAAGTTGTTACTCTATTAGGAATCAGATATAAAGTCCCAGTATCAGATGACTGAGATGCAATCCAAATGTGCAGATACATATCTGTGGTACCTAACGAACCATCACCACATACACCAAGTTCTACGGGCCACTCAAAAACACTCGTAGAACCAGTCGTAGTGGTTTCAATAAAGTTAGGTAATGATGTAGAAGCACCCGTTATCGGAGCAAAAGTCACAGACGCTCCTGGAACCACCGATGCACCCATCCAACAACCCACAACACTTGCACCCAAACCAGTGTATGTGGCACCAAAATCCATGTATAAACGACTGGCTTGACTCACACTCTGTACTTTTGTTTTTAAACAAGCCATCTGAACACTTGCCCCGCTTGAATGGGTGATAGCCAAAGCCTTGGTCGTTTTGAACATATCGGAGTATGCATAAACGCTCTCGGATGTCATGGTATGCGCCGAACTTTCCAGTAACCATTGGTTAGTAGCAGGTGCTACGGATGCAGAGGTAGTCACCGACGCCGAAGTCATAGCATGGTGAGTGCTGGTTAAAAGGTCAGGCTGGGTAGTGTTAATACGAGTGTTACATCCAGTAATAGCCGTAATGTATTCTTCCACACCAGTTAGTAGTCCCTCATTCTGGGTTAAGTATGTAAAAGAAGAAATCAAATCACGAAGTTTTGCAGTACCTAAATCAGCCACAGTTAGAGGGAGTCCTACTTCCACAGCCAGTTTTTCAATCATCTCACTGTTGGCAACAAACGGGTCTTTTTGTACCATCACATAATCAATGATTGTTTTAATAACATTAATTTCCCAACCAAAAACATCAAGCATTCGCTGTAGTGGTCCGGCTACCGTAAGTGCTTCAGGAAGGTCAGTCAGATAAGGGCTACCTAGGTTGGTTATACCGATTTGCTCATCCTGAATTCGGTAGTGTAGGGGTATTCTTCGGAAAAGATTATCGGAGTAGCCATAATCCTTAGGTACAAGTACTTCAGTTGAGGCAACTGGTTCATACCATGAGCGAGTTACAGTTGATTCATATTTTGAAAATAGTGTGTAATAAACCCATTTGCCACTAGGTAAGTTCGTATGCGTAAATGACGAAGCACTATTCTCTGCTTTTATTTCAATAAGTTCTATACCTTCAGCACGAGTTTGGGGAGGTCCAATAAGTGAATAGCACAACGATAGGCCAGTAATACTAGGTGTTTCACCCTTTGTTTCATTAAGTGATGTTGTAATAACCCATGATAGGTCAACCTGATCATAATCAGTTGGTGATGCTGACAAGGATGATGCAGACCCAGGAACACTTGTTGGTGTAGTGACATAACCATCACCTCGTAAGGCTGATGAGTTGTCAGCACCAATATTAACGGAAGCGGCTTGAAGGAATGAACCAGTAGTGCTTGCCGCACTACCAACATTACTTTTTAGTGTAAAAGATATACGGGCCATTAGACTGCCGTTACCCCTCCGTTAGGCGTTATACTAACAATACCTAATTTTGGAAGTTGATTATTGGCTACAGTAATTTTTCCACTGTTGTCAATAGTAGTAGCAGGGGTTCCTGCTGTGCTGGTTGTAAATCCTTTAATGATTACATAATCAACACCTGTAATAGCCATGGCTGTTCGGTATACCTCACCCACAGTTACTGTGTCGCCAAAGGCTACATCTTCAAAAGAAAATAGAGACTCTAATGCGCTTTGTACTTCTGCTTTAACAACCGACTGAATGTAGTTAGATGTAACATATAAATCTAGATATATATAAATTTTAGTAAAACTAACTGATGAAGGAACATTAATAAGAGTTACGCCAAGCATTGCGCTATCTAGTAGTTCTCGTGAAACACGGTCACGGAGTGCCTGTGGGATACTCACAGATGCGGCACCATCCGTAAGGTATTCCGTTTGTCTGTCAATAACCGTCGCTGTAATAGAAGCACCAGTGGAAGATGACCCAAGGTAAGAAACAGTAGCCTTGGAAACACCCTGAGTTACTAGGGCAATATCGCCAAAATCCGACAAAGTTACAGCGCCATTACGGGTACGCACGATGCTAGGAATGACTTGTTTAATAGAGTCAATTGTTTCAAAGTCTAAACCACCACCAGCCGCAAAGAGGTTAGTAACATCAGTGATTGTTGGGTACAAACTGTTACCAATAGTAGTGATTGTCTCAGCCGCGACATTACCAATAGACCCAGCGGATTGAATGTAGGTAACTGTGATTGGTGAGTTAATTGGCGGAATGCGCCCGTTGATCCCATTACCAAATACAACCTGAGTAACTCCCGAGGAGGTGACCGTTACTGAGAACACTGAATCGTCAGGACCATACGGAATAAGACTATTAACTCGTGTCCAAGTTTTAATTTCTCCAAATGAACCCTCAGCAACATTAACAACTATAGACTCAGCATCTACACTTTGGCGATAGATATTAAATCTTTGACTAGCGTTACCATCACTCTTAGTTGAGTTACTATTACCATCTGAAGTAACAGATTCATTTGAATACCTGACACCCTGTCGCACAACAATAGTACTTGTTGAAGATGCTGGAATAATTGTTGATGTTTCGTTAAAGAAGTAAAGACCGTTTGTTGATACAAATGGGGTATTTTCTAAGATAGTCACGGATGCCGCACCACTGTTGGTAAGCGTCAAAGTAGCGGTTGATGAACTCATATAATTAGGGGTATAACCATAAAGGTTTGCCATTGCCAAGACGCTTTCGCGCTGTGTAGCAGTTGACAAAAATGCTTCAGTAGATGCCCTGTCAATATAATAATGCATAATGTCTGCGTTGTACGCCCATAGGTCAATTAGCGATGACATAAAATCTGAGGCGGCAACTCCCGACCATTCGGGAATAGAATTAGAGGCTCGTGCCTGAAGAGACGAACGAATAGCGTTGTAGTCTCGCGCTGTGTAGTCAAAATTAGGCATAAATATCCTCGCTCAAGAAGTCGCTCACACTTAGTGTAACACTAGATTTTTGTGATGGTGATATTTCGTAAAATACAGATATATAAACAGATGTTTGTTCGCTCCCCATTTGTTCTGGATCATTGCTTGAAATAACAATATCCATAATATTTACACCACGAACATTGTTAGAGATTTCTCGCATAGCAACCTCTTTAAAATCTTCCCAAATAAGGGGATCAATTAATTCATAAATCATGGAGTATGCCCCAACACCATAATCAGGGTTCATGACGCGCTCTTCATTAGACACCGATAGGACATCTAAAATTTGTTGTTTAATAATAGAATCAAAATCACCTACAGTAGCAACTGATCCATTTTTAAATTGAAATGGTAAATATATTGCTTTCATTTAATATCACCTTGTGAATTCTTATATAAAGCATAGACGCACCATGAGATATAACTGCTCGTAATAAATGCTCCAATAAGTATTACTGAAAATCCTCTAAGGATTACCTTAAACATAAATATCCTCCATTTGCCTAGATGCTCGCCAGGTGCTATCCACAAACGCCGATTCTGGCACCTCGGGCATAGTTGATTGCATGGTCATATACGCATTGATATCATTAGTGTCTTTTCGTGACACTGTTATTTGAGTAAAGAATTCATCACGAGTAACTGTATGTGTAACTTCTTTTACATACCAAAAACCTTCAAAATTAGATTCAAAATTAGATATGCTGACAATCCCACCTGGGAGAACTCCAGCAGTCCCAGTAAGTGATAACTGTGCGGTAAGGGTATTAATGCCACGATTGTGTGCGGACACGAGAGTGTCTGCCATAGTGGTGGAAGTTGCGTTAACACTGACGCTGTCAGTAATACCTAAATCAATCTGTTTACCAAATCCCGTGGTCTCGTTAAACTTATTTGATGTATAAGTTTTACCTTGATTATCTAATACAGTTGCTGATACTGAATGTGTGCTTAATGGCTTAATAGAATCACCAAAAATACCCTGCATTGATAAAATTACTGCGGGGTATGTTCTAGTATCACCATTACGCGCTTTAATATTCTTGAGTTGGTGATACGAGATTTGTCGGCCCAGTGAGTTCATAGGGTTCCATACATGTATATGAGTACCATGCATTGATACAGACAATCCGTACATACTGGCAACTTTGTTTAAAAACTCCCAATCTGATTCTTCCGACTGAATGATACGGGGGTATGCGAATGGTTCAGTCACAGAAGAAACACTGAACTTATATTCGTCTGCCAAGGTTGTCGCAATATTTTGAATAGATGCGTTTTCCCACAGCCGTGTTTTCTTAGCGCGCATTTTGTATGATGCGCCCATACACACAAGTTCAACTAGTTGAAAAGTGCTTCCATTAATCACACCGTCAGAGTTTCTAAATGAAGGTTCAACCGAAGCAACATACCCACAGAATTCATGCTTGTCTATACCAAAACCCCAGTAACAAAGGACGGGCTTAGATAGGTATTCTGTGAGTAGTTGTGGTGGCACACCAGCCACACGCACACGCAGGATATCATGCTGATTTTCAGCAAGACCTAATTCAATTTGAACAATAGACATATATCGCATAGGGGCGTTGTCTATCACAAAGTTGATGTTTGGTGATATGCGGCTATGCGATGTAAAAATCATTTAAGTGGAATCCGAACTAGTGTTCCCACGGGGATTTCATCAGGGAAAGGAACATGAGAGTTTATGTCTGCAATCTCCCAGTAGCGTTCTGAGTCATGAAGGGCACGGAAGGCAATGCGATCAAAGGTATCACCTTCTACTGAGGTGTATGTGTAGTACCTTGAGTTACCCCCATATCTACGGGTAGATATGTATGCCCCACTACCATCAGGCGATGATTGCGTGGAATATCGTGATATTGATTGTACAAACGCCATATTAGAGAGTCCAATCCCAGCATCTAGGTGTTAGTGTTTTTTTCTTTAAAATGTCGCTCATGTTTAACTTAACTGACCAATCATGACTCAGATTGCGTTGAAATTGAAATGTCTGTGACATATATTGTCTGCGGTTGTTTCCGTATAAAACTTAATTATCTTTGAAAATGTTGATTTATCAGAACTACCTGGTTTAGAAATAGTTGCAGAAAAATGTACTTCAAAGTCCATAAGTATTTTTGTAGTCTTCCAATTATCAGCATTAGAACCTTCTAAATATAATTTGTTGGCAAATAAGTCTGACGCACCTGAATCTTTAAACACATTGTTAGGTCTATTATCGTGACTCGGTATTTTATTTGTATCATCACTTCCATACCTAGCCCATTTTTTCCATTCTTCAAAAGTTGTTGCAGTTGCCTTTTCTCCCTCAACATTTAATAAAAGAACATCACGAGATACACTGTACTTTTTAGTCCCTGGCCCTATTTTCTGACCTGATGTTGTTTTCTTTTCAGGGTCAGCATTTGCAAATTCTTTTTCTGTTCCTACAAATTGTCGCCATATTTTAACTTTTGGAGTATGCTCAATTTTTACATCGTATTGCCTTTCAAAGAACAATTTAGAAATACCCTTGTAAACTGGTGCATCTCTTGGTCCTGATTTAAGAGTTACAAACCCAGCAACTAGCAAAAAGGTACCATAATGTAATATTTCCCAAACATCCTTGTAACCTTTCCACTGTCCGACAGGATTGTATGATTTGTGCTCATCGGGGTCCCCAAAATAAGCAGTTTTAATGAGTTCATCAAATGCAGGGTGATCTGAATCGCTAGTACCACCAAGTGCTATTTGGTACATTCCCGAATCTTTAACTGCCTTTACAAGTACATCATAATCAGCACCTTTTTTATCTTCAGGTAATGTGTCACCACCACCACCACCACCACCAGAGGTTGGCGGTGCGGATTTTATTTTACCTAGTGCTTGTGTTAGGTATGTATCTTTTTGTGCAAATCCAATGTATTTTGCTTCAACCGTCACATTAATGGTACACATAGTAGGAACCATTTGAGTACTAAATTTAGTGAAGTTAACAGATGATGATTGAATAAAACCATCAACCATGAACATGGCTGAGAAAACAATACGAACAGGCGTACTAACTAGAAAAGCACTGTTACCCTTAATTGATTTAAACGCATCAGATGCTACTTGTTCTGAAATATAATTAGTATTACCAGATGCACCTGATGAAGAGTCCGCAGGTTCCCAGGTACTAGAAACACTGGTAATTTTAGACAGGGCAGAAATAATATCTTCAGATATACCTTGACCAATAACACTGTCCATAACCATTAGGTCTGCAAGCACACCAATTTGCCCTACATCCTGGGGGCCTGGTGGTTTACCTACATTCTTATCCGCTGGCCTGTCTCTGTAGTTTTTCTTATGATTATTAACTTCCATTTCTCGGTTAAGCATGATATCAAAAGAGAAAGTGGCATTACCAGGAGTTGCTACTGAGAACTGTCCCGGGTCTTGAAATAGTATGTTTGTCATACCACTAGAAAGTGAGACACTACGCATAATACGCTCAGGGTTAAACTGAAAAAAGAAGCGTCGGTTAGGGAGACCTTTTGCTGCACTAGTTGGTACTTCATTTAATAAGCACCGCATAAACCCACGCTGTATTTTACTTGCATTTGGAGAAAATAGTCTTTGATCTCCGTCAAGACCAATATTTCTACGCCTATCCTGCGCTCCAGGTACGACCGAACCCGGGAACATAAACCTAGGGTTGTCGTCAGTAGTGCGAGTGAAACTATTGTGATTTCCAGGGCCAGTAACTCCATTTTCTAAGTTGTACCACTGGTTTGTTGTATAAGACTCATTTGCCTGTGCCATTATGCGTTCCTCATATTCCTTAATCGCATTTCGCGCTCAATAATCATTGTTACCTCACGAGCAATAATCTGTGCGTCAGCCTGCGGATTACCACTTCCGTTTACATTAATTACTGGTGAGATGTTAAAAGTTGCTCCACCTTGGAAAGTAGCACTTCCACCACTACGGGCAGACCCCATTGCTACAGGGTCACCTGTTTGGGCAGAACTAGTCTGAGGTATCTTGCGTGACTGAAGCACCTCTGCCATAACCTTGTTGCCACCCCAACCGGAATACATCTTGTTCACGGCTTCTGCGACAGCATAAGGATCGTTACTATTATTTGTTAGGGCGTTAATAACACGCTTACCGTAGTTCTGCATATGGAACACATTCATACGGAGACCTTGCTCATAACTAGCAAAGTTCTTTACACCTGATCCATCATTATTAAACTTTGACCATTGCCCCAATGCCACATCGGCGGGGTCTTTTGGAGCACTCTTAACAGCCAATGGGTTATACGCCGCACGAGTACCCTCACTAGCAATCCATGCTGACATGGCTTCTAGGTTTGAAGCAGTCACGGGTGCACCAACACGATTTAAGAAATCAGTAGACCATTGTTGGATGTCAACACCACTACGGGCCATACCTCCATTAGTAAATGCGCCAGTAAACGCTCCTGATGTACTTGTCGCTGTGCCAACGCCTCGTCGTCGCCGTGGGCTACCCGAACCACCACTTAGACCAGTAGAGCCAAGGAAACCACTCGCTCGGAACGCAGAGATAGCATCAGCCATGCTCATACCCGCAAAAGATGCAGTAGTTACGCCTGCGTTAGTTGTACCACCACCTCCGTAAGCACCATCAGTGTGTTCAGTTCTTCCAGATGAGACACCTCCTGATGACATTGGCTCACCACCCCAAGGGCGGCCCTGCTTTTCGTATTCAGTACGACCATTAGGAAGTTCCGATGGCTGGACATGCCAAGGCTCCCCCATACTTTCAAAGTGCTTCAAACCAAAGCGGGCGGCATTAGCGGTAACCCAACTCATGTCACCAGTTAAGTCAGCCGCAAGACCAATTTCGTGCATTGAGCGACCAGGGGGAGCGGCTTGAGCACCACTCACATGCTCCCAGTAAGAGCCATCCCATTCCCAGTTCTTTTTACCTTCAGCATCCACAGGGCTAGAGGTCTTACGATAACGCGAGCGGAACATAGTTTCTTGGGCGGCTTTACTACGGTAACCTGTACCCAATCCAACTTTTCCACCAGATGCGGCAATTAGTTGATCCACACGCTGTTGCATGGTAGGGTGCATTTTCCCTGAACCACCCGATGTGTTTGGATCACCAGTTTTACCCATTGAGGGTAGATTACGACCAGGACCTGGGTCACCAGCAGCAGGAGCATCCATAGCACCACCGAATGCAGTTGCAAGACCACCAAGTATCATTAATGGCACACCAACAGCGGCGCCAACACCAGTGGTAGAAATAGCCGCACCAGCCATCATTGCGGCTGGACCTAATGCTTTAAGTATACCACCAGTCGCCTTTCGCTGAGGCTTGGTTTCAATAGCCTTACCAACAATTCCTGAAAGCCTATCCTCAAGTCTCCCAAATGCCTGTTCAAGGCTTTGAGTTGTCTTTTCAAGTTTGGCAAAGTTGTCCTGTTGACGACCATAGAAATCTTCTTCGCGCCCAGTTTTGACGCGCGTGGTTTCTTCAATTTGTGTAGCGAAGTTGTCTTCAATACCGACAAACTCCCTCTGAGACTTGCTAGAAGGGTCATACATACCCTTGCCACCCTTAGCACCATACTGCTGGTTTGCCATTGCATATTGGATAACTATGTCTTGAGTGGCAGAGTCAATACCCATATCTGCTAAGCGGGAACGCGTATTACTACCTTGCTGTAAGGCACCGCCAGGGTTTCTGAGATTAGTTAAACCTGATGCTCGCGCTAGGTTTTGGATAACTTCAGTACCACTACGCTGACCACCCCCAGGCATATATAGACTTTGACCAGTCATCATGAACATGCGGTTAGTAGTTTGGGCGCTACCTAAACTAGTAAGCATATTAGTAACACCCTCAGCACCGAGGCTATATCCCGATAGAGCATTTAAGCCCTCAACAGTGGATGCATTACCAAGAGCACTAATACCAGTAGATGCCTGCATTCCCATTAAGGCATTAATACCATTAGTACCGAGGCGGTAGTTAGTTAATGGTTGGCGGTAAGCATTACGGACACCAGCATTACTGAGACCAGTAATTTGTTGATACATAACTGACATCTTGTCGGCTGATGATGAATATTCATAACCTCGCGCAATACGCGAATCCATTGCCGCAACACCAGCGCCAACCACATTACCAATAGCCATTGCCGCACTCGTGAATGCTCCACCACGACTTTGTTGCATTACCTCCATCGCAGACATGCGACGATTACCACCACTTGCGGCTGGATCAAGACTGTAATTAGTGTTACTACTAGTGGTGGATGTTGGACCACTATTAACCATTACTGGGTGACCTTGGCTACCCTGAGCAACACCAGTGGTGACACCCCCAATAGCGCCAACATTAAGCCCCTTTAGAGCGGCGGCGGCTTTAGTTCCTTTGGCAGTAATGGCATCTAATGATCTAGCAACACCAGCAAGAGCAACCGACAATGAAGTTGCCTCCCGTGTCATCTTTGCAAGACGACTTCCTCCGCCAGTGATTGGGGTAGGGGTAGCGCCATTTCCTGCTATGTTTGGTTCATTTGGCGGTGCCATGACTACCCTCCATTACTTTGCCACCGTGCTAACTTTCCCCAGAACAGCCGTTCTCTGACGGGCATGTTCTTTACCTCATTTAAAGAAAATCCTTTGTAGACAGTGGCTATGGAGTTGTATTCCCAGTATATATTATCAATATTAACCGAATAAAAGTGAGACCCAGTCAAACATCAATGTAATCTCCTCATTACAGTGTCCGCACGGGGCATTCACCTCCCGAGGACTCGGGCCTACTTTGGCGTTGAATACTGCACTGATAATGGTAGAACGATCTGCAATGCTTAGATTTCGTGCCCATTGTTCTTTATTAGTAACATCAATCTGAGCGCAACGGGCGATCATCATGGTGTTTTGTTGCGCTGTATTTTTACCTGAACGACCAATCTTGGCGCTGTCATCTGAGTTGGGGTGATTCAAGTTAAGTGTTGAACCATCCCTGAGGATAACTTTGATTTGCTTGCGGACTGACTCTTGATCTCCCTCAATTGGGAAGTCAGAGTTCAGGTCAATAAGTAAATCGTTTGATTGATTGCAATGTGGGCACGAAACTTTGAATTCTCGCGTTTCGCCGTATGTAGCGCGAATAACTGCCAAGAATAGTAAGTCACGATCTCCAATAATCAACTCGTTGAGAACTACTGGAGTTTGCTTAATTGAGATATCACCAATTGATACAACAACGCGCTTCAACAAGGCAAGTACATACTCACCATAGTTAGAAGTTGTTCGGGCTTCCATACTGGAGAGGAATTCTTCATCCTCACCAGTCATCTCCCGGACGATTGCATTTGTAACCCAATCACTTCCTATTTTAATTCCACGAATAAGTTCAACACCCGTATTGGGTGACTTAGGCATGGTTGGCGCGCTCTCCATAGAGATAGCGTCAAAACTTTGGACATTTGTTGTCATGTAATGCTCCTTGTTAGGTACTCATAATATACACCCTAATGAGTGTTATGTATCAGACTGCGACTGGGGTTGTGGTTGGGGTTGAAGTTGCGGGTTCGTTAGTTGGATTCCAGTTAATTTCAAAACCTTCATGGTTAACCGTCATCTGCTGGATCATGATTGAACTATTACCAGCGTTGAGGTCACCTAATGCATAGCCAGCGGGCCATGCATTATAGATTGTGAATTCAAGTTTCTTATTACCAGGAGAGATAACACGACCCAATGACCCTGGGTCCTGTGAATAACCAGCATTACCAGAACTATCTGCTGCTGCTGCTGTGAATGGGTGGTCATAAACAGTAACAATAATGTTACAACGGTAATCATTACGGCTACCAGTACTACCAGCATCATCAGCAAGAGCACCTTGAGTCCAAGAATGCATGAATTGCTGCCAGCGCCACAATTGGTCTTGTCCTTCAAACACGCCACGACTGAAGGTAATGGGGTTAAAGTCTGACTGACCAATCATCTTGTGTGGATGGGTATTCATACCACCTTCACGATAAGGGATCATTTCGTTAGTAACGCTTAGTCCAGTAACAACGGCAAAACCAAGATTACCAATGTTCGGGGTAGCGGTTTCCAAAATTCCCGTTGGGACAATCTTTACCGTGAACTTAAAGTCACGCAATGGATCGGTACGAGTTAATACTGCCATGTTTCTCCTTAGATAGTTTCAATGGTGGTACTTCCACCAAGCCATTGACTTACATTAATAACAATAAATTCCGCTGGGTACAACAACGATACACCAATTTGTACATTCACTTGTCCGTTACTAATAGATGTTGCTGTGTTGTTTGTGGAGTTACATACAACAAAGAATGCCTCGCTCGGGGTACGACCCTTAAGTCCACCCGATCCCCACAAATCAGCCAAAAACTTGTTAAGTTTTACAGTAATGCTTGACCACAAACGCGAATCGTTGGGTTCAAAGAGAGCAAACTGAGTGAGTTCTTTTGAACTGTTCTTAATATAGTTTAAAGTACGACGAACAGGAATGTATTTGTCAGCCTTACCCAAGTTCAAAGTACGAGCACCTTGGATAATAATTCCAGCGCCAGGAACTGCCCTAAAAGTATTAACACCTGATTCGTACAACAATCCGACTGTTGCTTCTGTAAACGGAGTAACAAGTCCGAGAGCATTACGAACCTCAAGGCTGTAACCTGCGGGAGCCTTAGCAACTGTGCGCTCTACCTCAGTACGAGCAAACATACCAGCAACTGCACCACCTGGGAATGTGTCACGGATTGCGCCAACACCAGTCTTAGTGGGATCGGTCATCTTCAACATTGGGTAATACACTGCGCCATAACCCTGATCAGAGTTATAGGTGTTAGCCACTGCTGAGATACCAACCTGCGTGGTAAGTGACGGGTCTGGGTCAATAATCACAAATGAATCACCGCGAGTAGCGGCAACTGCGAGTGCTGACTTGACAATTTCAGAACGGAATTGACCAACTGCGTTAATAATAAGAGGTTCAGGAATATCAATCAAATTATTAAAAGCCGTAGAGAATGGGGTGTCCCAATCTGCTGGTGCGGCTGATCCGACAGCGGCAGTACCTGCATTACCACCAGTAAATGCTTTATTTAAAGCAAATCCAGCAACGCTCGCTCCTGTATAAGTAAACCCAGCGGATGCCGATGTCTGTGCGGCAAAATTAGTAAGATTTACATATGCAGAGTAGTTGTTAACAACAATTGGAGCATAACGGCTACTGTTTGGTGATGGACTGAGTTCATTCCATAATTCAACTTCTACACCATTTAGTTTAACCGACAAGTTAAATGTTGGGAAGTTATTTGAAGCCACATCTAATGTGGTGGTGCCAGCAGTTGTGGTTAGCGTGATGTCATTACCAAAAGTACCTGGATCAAGCGCCGTGGCACTAAACAATGAGGCTGACGCAGTAGTGCTATTTGGCTGGTAGTACATAACTGAAGCAGCGGTGGCATTGACTGCGTTAGCGTAAGTAGCGCGAGATACATAACAACTACGACCACCATTGGCAAAGAATTGATACACGGCATAACCCAAATCATACAAGGTGTTAAGGTCACCAAATTGGTTGGTATATGCGGACCATGAGGTAATCAGGGTTGGAGTAAGTGGTCCACGAGGGTTAATACCAACAAAAGCCGCAGTAGCGGTTCCGTTGTCTGCTCGTGCAATTGTCTTTAACGGAGATTCTGTTACATAGACTCCGGGGCGGGTATAAGCCATGAGTAATCCTCCAGTGGATTATTTAATAGGTTTCGGTCAGGTTGGAGTTCATATAAGAAATACTACTACTAATTGTGGCAACTCGCTTAGAGGCTACCATACTTGTAGTTGTCATTTCTGCGGACATTTTTAAAGTATACACTTTTCTAAATATCCTCTTTCGGTAGCCAGCCTCAGGGTCAAGGAGGTCGGCTGTAACCCAATCAAGGAGATCAAATCTGCGGATGGTTCCATCCTCAGGTACATCTATAAAGCCATAACGCAAACGAGCGCGACTATGGAGCATTTGAGAACTAAGTTGGCGGTCATGCAATGCAGAGCGGGTGTAAGTAGACACCTGATATAGGATGTCTACTGGTACAAATTCATTGGTGGCAACCATAGAAGCAGACGCAGCAAATTGTGTAAAATTATAGTGCTCGCTAGGCCAGTATTGAAGAGCGTTTGGCCCCGTATATTGCAAAGAAGCGGCTCCGCTAGTGGAAGCATATAACTGTACTTCTGAATGCTGACGATCCAAGGCATGAACAATGTCAATCATTTCAATGGTAATAAATGGGTAGGTGCGCTCTGTGTCACCCTCAGGGTAACGGAAGAACACCTGTACGGGTCGTGCGGCATTCTTATCATCTGTTACGGTCATACCCGAGAAACGGGTCTTTACAGCGGCATCTTCTGCTAAAAGGAATCCGGGGTTAGTCATTACATAACCTCTTCTAGGGCATTGTCTAGGATTTTAGCCAGAATGTCTCCGCTATTTGCCATTGAACGAACACGCCCACCAGCACCACTATTAGGACCACCATACTCAAGTTCCATGTACTTTTGCTCAATGTCAGAGCCACCCTGTACGGAATATGAAAGTGATTGACCATCCGTAGAGAGTCCAACCGTGAGGTGGGAAGCAATATCAGCCCACTCGGGGTACATACTTAGATTAGAGCGCGCCTCTTTTTCGTACTTTTTAATACCGTCCATGACAGCCTTATTAAACTTATTGTTCTTACCATTAAAGGATTCAACCATCTGAACAATCGGATCATCTTCAGAGATAGGTATTAAAGAATCTTTATTTGCCATAGATTTGATGCCAAAGGTATAGAAAGACATAACTACCTCCTTTGAGAATCTAGGCAATGTGCATTGAAGACGCGCATCTCCAATACATGTATTTTATCCTAAATTTGCTATTGATGTGGGCCAAGGAAGGTCAGATACTGAATAAGCCGCAGGACCTGGGTCATTGACCATTTCCTGAGAGATGTAGGTCTCAATACCCTCAACAACGAGCATGACATCATCTCGGGCGCGACCACGGACTCGGTAGGACACCACGCTAAAATAGCGCCCGTCATACTGGAACATGTCGTTAAGGCGGTTTTGGTATTCCCAAGGGGCAGAAATACCAGCGGCTCGGAAGTCATCAATAGATGCCACAAAGTTAGTTAATTGAGTGGGCTGACGACCCTCAGGAATAGCGCGCTTCTGATCCTCAGATTCCGTAATCATCAGGACAGGAACGACTACACCAGTCTTGTAGCGACGACCACCATTACCATAGGTACCTTCGTCGTAAACATCATCGTAGAGGCTGGATGCTGAGGCGCTAGTGCCCAATGGTACAAACTCATACCATACAATGGCTTCGCCAGCCTGAGAATGGTATGAGCGGTAATGCTTCCTGATAACGGATAACTCTCTGCGGACATCCATGGTTATCAGTAATACGCGATGTTAGAGAATGATCCAGTAGGAATTGCGCCGTCAATAAGAACATCCGTACGGAGGTCCTCTTCCTTAGCCTCATTTTCCACAACACCTTCATCAATAGCGGGCCATAGGCGTTCAGGCATTGTGTAATCACCAAGTTCGCGCGGGCGGTACAAGGGAACAAGGTAGTTCGTGGTACGCGAGTTACGGCGAAGGGTGAACACTTCAATACGGTCAAAGCCGATATTAAGAGCGGCGGCATGTCGCTTGTATTCGCCTTCCCACTGCGCCAGTAATGATTGCACCATACGGAAACGCTGGCTGGCTGGGATGTGGATTGATTCTGAGGTCATAACATCAATGTCACGACTGAACTCAGTCATTAGCGCCCAAAGTGCTTCGCAGATCGTGGCAATGCCGATGGCGTTAATAACAACATCAGACATTTCTTCAAGTTTATATTTTAGGTTAACCGTGTGTTTTTCAAC